GTGATGTATTCCACCGAAAAGGTGTTGCGGATGATGTTGCTCATGCCGAACACGGCCGTCACCGGCAACGCCGCCTGATCGTAGATCACGCCCAGCTTGCCGCTCGCGAAGGTCGGCGCGGCGCGCCCGCAGCGGGCGACGATCACCAGCTGCTCGGCGACGGTCATCACCTGGTCGAACACCACCGAGCAGGTCAGGCCCTTGGCGGCGCACCAGGCGCCCCACTCCTTGATCGCCTCGATGTCGATGCGGATATCGGACAGCCCGCCGCCGAACACGCGCCGGCCGCTGGCGTCGAACTTGCCGCGCGCCAGGTACAGGAACTGCCAGGCCGGGTTGCGGCTGGTCTGGGTGATCCAGTTCACGCCGGTCCACACCGGGATGCGCGCCTCGGCCACCGCCGACAGCTGGCTGATCACGCCCTGCAGCTGGCCGCTGGCCTTGATGCGCACGGCCAGGCGCTTCTGGCCGCGGTAATCGGCCGGGTCGGGCTGATAGGTGCGCAGCTGCGACCAGTACATGTCCGAGGTGGTGCGGCTGTCGGTGGCGTCCGGGGTCACGCGCTTCACGCGCACCTCGTACTGGCCGCTGCTGACACGCCACTTGTAGGTGCGGCGCACGGGCTTGGTGCTGCCGTTGGTGATGCGCACGGCCTGGCCGGCCTCGGCATTGGCGACCAGCCCGTCGATCAGGTGATAGACCGTGCCCACGGCCGGCGACACTACCGTGCCACCGCCGCCAACGTAGGTCAGGTTCGACCAGGTTGCGACGCCCACGCGGCGGTACTGGATGGCGATGTCCACCGAGCTGTTCACCGGCCCCTCGTCGCCGGCATACAGCAGCGAGCCGGCGATCTCCACCGCCAGCGCCGTGGCGTCGACGCTGCCGGTGCGGGTCATCCAGCCGTCGGCGGCGACCAGCTGCCCGCCGGCCTCGGTGTCGACGTTGCCCGGGAACAGGTCGATCACGCCGTTGACGTCGCTCTCCTGCAGCTCGACGTCCTGATAGTCGGTGATCGGCGTCTCGCCGATGCGGATGTCCGACAGCACCACGTCGGTGATCCCGAAGTTGAACACCTGGAACAGGATCTGGTCGGCGCCCTCGAACTCGGTGTAGGTCTGCGCGGCGAGATCCGGGAACACCCGGTGCCGGCCCAGCACCAGCGGCAGCGGCTGATACGGGCGCAGGCGGTTGCTGCCGCCGCTGATCGAATAGGTAGGGCTGTCCTGCTGGCTCTGCAGGGAGGCGAGCTTCGGGCGCGGGAGGGGGGCGATGGCGTTGACGAGCAGGTTGCCGGCCGTGGCCACTATGGCCGTGCCGACAGCCGTTTGAACGCCGACAGATACGCCGAGATTTGCACCGCCGAGAGCCATATTGCCGACGAGCGGACCGAGATAAACGGCCGCCACCAGCACCGCGATCATCAGTACGATCCGCAGCGGATTGCTGCCGCCGCCGCCGTGCACCGTCGCCCGCACCGAGATCATGTCCCCGCTGCGCGGACACACCTCGCCCCAGCGCGCGCGCGGAATGATCCTGTCGTTCAATCGCAGCACCACGGGCTGGGCGCCGAACGCGAGGCCCTGGCGCTCCAGATAGTCGGCGATGGTCTCGCCGGGCCGGAAGGGGTCGTCGACGAGCCTGCGCCCCGCCGTCGGCAGCAGCGGGTGCGGGCAATACACCAGGGCCGGGTCGCGGGTCACTTCCACCGGTAGAACCCCTCGACGGTCAGCCCGTAGCGTTCCAGGTCGCGCAGCCGGTGCAGGCACACCTGGCCGGCGTTGCGCATGGCGTGCAGCACGTAACCGACCCCGTCGATCTCGGCATAGATGCCGATGTGGCTGAGCACGCCGCGCGCGCGCATCAGCACGGCGTCGCCCTCCTCCGGCACGGCGACCTGCTCGGCATAGTCGGCCTTCGCCGCCTCGATCTGCGCGCTCTGCGCCCGCAGGCCGTGCTCGCGCTCGATAAGGTCCGACACGTCGCGACCGAACACCTCGGCCTGGATGCGGATCGCCAGTGCCGCACAGTCGTTGTCGCCCTCGACATAGGGTTCGCCGACGTAGGCCTCGGACCAGTGCGCCATCAGAACACCCCCGGGGCCGTCTCTGGCCGGTAGAACAGCGTCACGGCCGGCTGATTGAGCAGATCCTCGTAGCTCAGCGTGCCCTGCACGCTGGTGGCGTCCATGCGCACATTGGCCAGGTCCAGCGTCACGTCCCACTCGATCACGTCCGGCGTGCTGCGCAGCACCTGCATCATGCGCACCTTGGCGCCGGCGCCACCGCGGCTGGATTCGATCCACTGGGTCAGATCCCGGCCGACGTTGTCGACCACCAGCGTGGCCTGCGGCATGCCCTCCTCCAGATCGTCGGGCAGCACGGCCTGGAATCCCACGGCGATATAGGTCAGGCCGCGGCTGACCAGATCCTCGCTGTCGTTGACCACGCGCACCGGTTCGGTCAGGCCGGGGTGTTCGATCTCCAGCAGCAGCACCGGCGCGTCGACGGCGCTGGTGGCGTTGATGGCTTCGCGCATCGGCGCGCTGTATTGCTTGGCCATGTCAGCCCCAGGTCTCGATCTGCATGGATACTTCCCACGACAGCGGCGCGCCCTCGGACACGACGTACGGCCGCGCCTCGTAGGGCGCCTGGCCCGGCGCGCTGACGATGCGCCCGAGCTTCTGCACGCCGTCGACCGGGTCCGTCCAGCCGAACCAGTCGCCCTCGGTCGCGGCCAGCCAGGCTTTGAAGCCGGCGTACTTCTCGGCGGTGTACAGGTAGGTCACGGTGCGGGTGTGCATGGCACGGGCGCGCACCCGGCGTTGCTTGGGCGGGCCGCTCTCCATCTCGGTGCGCTGCACGCGGGACTCCGGCCGCTCGCTGAACGAGGCCAGCAGCAGCTGGCCGCAGGCGGGATAACTGCACGGGGTTTCCTCTTCCGGCGGCGGTGGCGGCGGTGGCGGGATGTCGGGCTCGCCTGCCGGATACAGCGGGAAGCCCAGCAGCAGCAGCGCAGGCATCAGAAACCCCCTTTGCGGCGCAGCCCGAAGGTGCGCTCGAGCACGCCGGACATCGGCCCGCCGCGCCGCACGTCCTCGGTGACGATGCGCACCACCATGCCGTCCGGGTCGAACGTCGCCTGCGCCTCGGTGGCGCGGATCTGCGTGCCCTTGTTCTCGATCTGCACCGTCAGCGATCCGATGCCGGCGGCAGCCCCCAGCGGCTCGGCCAGGCCGCCCTCGGCGAAGCGGTGGCCGGGTCGGGTGATGCTCAGATTCGGCACATGCGCGAAGCGCGGCAGGCGCATCTGGTTGATGGCCTCGAGGAAGCTCGCGCCGTAGGTCTTCACGGCCGCGGCGCGCACCACGTATTCGCCGTTCGAAAGCCGCGCCGGGATGGAATCGGAGGTCGCTGTACCGGGGCCGCTGATGTAGCCACCGGAGGCGGCGCCGACCGACGGCGTCGGCAGAAACGCCTTGAACGAGTCGAACAGCGGCTTGGTGATCCCCTCGTACAGACTCAGCCGAAGCAGATCCGCGATCATGGCGTCGACCAGCTCACCGAACTGGAATTTGCCGGTCCGGACCATCTCGGTCAGCGTGTCGTTGAAATCCTTGCCCCAGCCGTGCACCGCATCGGTCAACGCCTCGAACGCATCCTCGCCGTCGGCCTCGAACTTGTCGAAATCGCCACTGGCCTTGGCGACCGCGCGGTCGAAGGTCTCTTGATCGATGACGCCCTGCTGCAGCATCAGCCGGTAGCGGTCGACAGCCGCCGTCAGGCGCTCCTGCTTGGTGCGGGTGTCGTCGTAGACCCGCTGCGCCTCGCCCTTCAGCGTCTCCAGCCAGTCGTGGTAGGCCTCGTTCTCGGCCTGGACCGCCGCCTCCGAAGCGCGCACAGCGGCCTCGAACTCCTCGTCGGCGGCGACCGACTCCAGCGCCGCGCGCGCACGCGCCAGCTGCGCCTGGCTGGCACCGTCCAGCTCCAGGCGGTACAGCGCGACCGCCTCGCGGGTCAGCCCGTAGGTTTGCGCCTCGATCTCCAGCGAGCGGACGGCGTCCTCGCGGGTTTTGGCGGCGCGTTCGGCGGCCTTGCGGGCGGATTTTTGCTCGGATGTCTCACCGGTTCCCGCGTCGCCGGTCGGCGTCTGCAATTGCGGGGCGTTGGCGCGCTCGTTGGCCTCCTGCTGCAGCTCGGCCAGCCTGAATTCCAGATCCTGCAGCGTCTGGCGCATGCGCGGCACGCCGCCACCGGAGAAGGTCGACCTGCCGCTCTCGATGCCACGCTGCGTATCGGCGATCTGGTCCTTGAGCAGCTCGATGCGCGCGCCGATTTCCTCGTCTGTGAGGTTCTTTGGCTCGATTCTCCTCAGCCCCAGCCGCTCGTCCAGGAAGTTCACGGCCGCGATGAATTCGCGCACCTCGCGGGCGGCGGCGATCGCCGCCCGTCCGACGCCCTTCAGGAAATCCGACAGCCCGGAGCGCCCTATGTCGGCCGACAGGTTGAACAGCTCGTCGCGCAGGTTGCTGAATACCCCGCCAAGCGTATCCATCTGGTCGGCCATGCCGCTGGCGAACGTGGTATCGCCGATGGAGCGCAGGTAGCCCTCGATCTCCCGAGCGTCCTTGCGGACCTCGGTCGTCGTGCCGCGGAAGGTGAACCGGATCTTGTCGCCCTCGGCACTGGCCTTGATGCCGAAATCCTTCAGCCGCTCGAACTCGCCGGTGGTGGCGTCCGCCACGGCTTCGATGAACTGCATCAGGTCGCGCCCCATCGCGGCGGCCGTGTTGCCGTAGCTGCGCAGGGCTTCTTCGCTGGGCTCCAGGCCGACGCTCTGCAGGCGCGCGAACGCCTCGATGACGTTCTTGAGCTCGAAAGGCGTTTCGGTGGCGAACTTCTTGAGCTTGTCGAGCTCGACCGCCGCGGTGCGCGAGTCGCCCGTCAGCGTCTTCATCACCGCGCTCAGCCGCTCGTATTCCTGGATCTGGCTGACGACGGCCTTGACCGTAGCGGCCGTGAACACGGCGCCGGCGACGCGCTGCAGCGCGTTCATCTCGCCGCCGAGTTTCCTGACCTGACGGGATGACCGCTCGGAACTCCTGCCGGTGTTATTGATCTCAGCCGAGACGCGCTTCAGCTCCGCCAGCGACTGACGGATGTCGGCACGGATACGGATCAGCAGTTCCTTATCGTCGGCCATGTGCGCGTCTCAGCTTTGCGATGATGGATTTGGCGCTCTTCCCGCCGAAGGCGACCGCGACATCCTCGATGCGATCGGCGCGCTGCTGCGCCTCCCTATCCAGCGCCTCGCGGTAATACAGCTCGATCTGGCGCAGGGTGTAGCCGGGTAGCGCGGCGGGGTCATGCCCGTGTGCGGTCAGTGTTGCGAAGACGGCGCCGTATCCGGTGTTGCAGCCGCCGCGGCGGCGCGCGCCGCGCTGCGCAGTTGGCCCGTCAGCTGCCGCACGACGAGCCGCCTGGTAAAAAAACGCGCGTTCACGGACCAGAACGTCATGGCAAGAATCTGACCGTCGTGATCCGAAAGGCCAGCCACCCACTCGCGCGATTTGCCGCAGCTTGTGGCGATCAGCGTCAGGAAGGCCTCGGCGTGGCGGCCGAAGATCTCCGCCATGCTGGCGAACTCCAGAGCTTCGTCCGCCCCGTCGTCCTCGGCGCCGAACAGGGCCTGCAGGTCCTGGATCATGGGCCGCACCAGGGCCTCGGCCTGGAGTCCCTGCAGGAAGGTGAACTCGCGCACCGTGACGGTGTCGCCGCCGACCGCGAGTTCGCGGTCGGGCAGCAGCACATCGAGGTCGTTCGCTTGGGATTCCGCTTGTTCGTTCATGCGTGTTCCTTGGCGTTGTCAGGGGTCGGATCAGTCTTCGATCTTCCAGGAATAGAATTGATCTCCGGCAGGGCGCAGCGAATCGATCTGCACGCGGCCGGTGATGGGGATCTCAGCGTGTTCTTCCTGGATCAGGCCCAGCACGCCGGGGTCGAGCTGGAGCTTGTAGATCTCGCAGCGGGTCTGCTTGTTGTTGTCGGCGCGGTTCATGCCGGCGAACACCATGTACAGATCCTGATTCGCAGGGGCCGCCTTGACGTGGTGCTGCGAGGCGTAGGTATAGTCGATCAGGACCGCGTCTTCGTCGCCGATGGCGCCGCCGACGACCCACTCGATCAAGCCCTCGTCGGCATGGACGATGTAATCGTCGGTCACGTCGTAGGTGGTCACGCCGGTCGCGTCGGTCACGGTCACCGCGCTGATCTTGTTGTGTTCCAGACGGGTGAACTTGCCAAGATACGCGACGTGCGGCTCGTCGGTGACGGACGTGCCCGCCTTGGCGGTGTCGGAGCCCTGGATCGCGAGCGCCAGGTGGTCGTGACGCACCGAGCGCAGCGTCGCGCTGAACTGGAACTCGGTGCGCTTGGTGAACGACGAGCCGATGCCGCTGGACCCGGTCACATTCTCGACGATCTCCGCGCTCTCGATGTTCGGCGACAGCTCCGCCTGCGAGATGTCGCCGACGAACACCAGGCCGGCGGGTTCGCCGTTGGCGTCGCGCGGGGCGACGAAGAGCGGGCCCTGGCCGCTGAAGTATTTGGTTTCGAAGGTCTCAGCCATGACGAAGTCCTCTCTGTTGTCAGTACGTGGTTGCCCGCGGCGGGCCGATATCCAGGTAGGCGACCACCCACCCGTAGGGGTTTTCGAGCTGGCGCGAGTGCTGGACGCTGTCCCAGCGCAGGCTCATGCCGGGACTGGGCAGCCGTGCCCAGGCCTTCAGTTCTTCGATCAGGTCCAGCTCGGCGGCCTCGACCGTGGCGCCGGGCGCGCCTTCGGCGACCTTCAGGTGCCCGATCAGCACGACGCGCTGCACGCCTTCGCGCGCGACCATGCCGAGGCCCTTGTTGTAGTCGCCCTCGCCGGCCGAGACGAGGGTGACCACGCCGGCGGCCAGTTCGGCGGCGCTGTGCTCGGTGTAGTGCAGCAGCGAGCGATTGACGACGCGCGTCGGCAGCGCGACGGCCAGCGATGCGGCGATCGCAGCCAGCCGGTCGTCCATGCGTTCGATGACGGTGCCCCCGATGGCCATCAGCGTCCGATCTCCGTGAGTGCGGCATCGATGGCCTTGGAAATCCGCTGCTCGGCCTTGACGCGGTTGGCCTCATAGGCCGGGCGCATGAACGGCTGGGCCGGCGTGCCCTTGCGGGCGATGCTCCGGGCGAACACGTAGGCCAGATCCTCCTGGCTCATCGTCGGGTCGTCCGGCTGGATGCGGCGCACCTTGATCCAGTCGAGGATGTTGGCCTTCGGTGGCGGCCGGCGGCCGGATCCCCCGCGGGTGCCCTCTTCGACCAGCCGCGCATAATCGGCGCCGGCGAACACCAGGCCCTCGACCGGCGAGACCATCGCGCTGTTGATCGATTGGGTCAGGGTGCTGAACGCCTTCGGCGCGCGGCGCCGGGCGTCGCGCGCCATTTCCAGCGTCACGCGCTCGATGGCGCGGGTCAGGTGCTTGCCCAGGATCGCCGGGCTGGCGAGCATGGCGCGCTGCAGTTCCCGGGAATCGACGGTCAGTTCCAGGCTCATGCCGCCATCCTCTCGAACAGGTCGACCAGGGCCTCGGCCAGCGCGCCGGGCGTGCCGTTCTTGGGCATGCTGCCGACGCCGGCGTTGCCGAGCTGCACCGGCTTGCTGACGCCGCTGTGCGCGAGCTCCTGCAGGGCGTGCGCGGCGGCGCGCATCAGCAGCAGGTGGCGGTCGCCGGGCTGGACGGTGGTGTCGGCGGCGGCCGCGGCGACGACGTGCGCGGCGAAGTAGTAGAACCGGTAGGTCGCGCCGAGGTCGGCGATCTGCGCGGCGGTCGGCGCCGGAGACAGCCACAGCGTGCGGGTGCCGGCGTCATCGACGACCGACAGCTTCGGCAGCGGGCCGGGCCAGTGGCGCTCCCAGGGCTTGCGGCTGTTGCGTTCGTAGAGGCCCCACAGCGGCAGCTTGACCTGCACCAGGTCGGCCGGCGCGGCATAGTCCGACTGCCCGGCGACCAGGGCGACGTTGCCGACGCGGGTCAGCGGGCGCACGCGGCCCATGTCCAGCGCCGCCATGTCCAGATGGCGGATGAAATCCGCATCGGCGGCGGCCGTGAACTTCCCGGCGGCGTCCATCAGGATCGCCTTCAGGTCGGTCACCAGGCTGGCTCGGGTCATGTCGCCCATCGGGTCCTCAGTGCGTCAGAAAGTACGTCAGCATGCCGGCGGCGACGGTCACGAACACCCAGACGAGCCGCTCGTTGCCGCCGATGCGGACACCGTCCGCGGCGTGCCCGTTCTCCAGCTGGCGCAGGCGCTTTTCGTGGTCGTCGACCTGCGCGCCGATCCGCGCCAGGGCGTCGTTGATGCGTCGCATATCGCCGTCCATGCGGATCAGCTCCCGGAAGGCCGCCGTCAGCTCCCGCAGGTCTTCACGGACGGCGCCGAACTGTTCGTTGACGCTGGAGCGCAGTCGTTCTAGGTCCGATTTGAGTGCATCCACATCAGCCACGCTGCCCCCTTTCGATCTGATCGCGTTTCGCCGCGTCCGCGTGTTTGGCCATCGCCTGATCCTTGTCCTTGGACCCGACCGACGAACCCAGCCAGAAGGTCAGCACCATGCCGAACCCCGTGCCCAGATTGCCCAGCAGCAGATACGCAAGATTCTCGCTACCCGGCGGCAGTTCGTTGGTCATCACCAGCAGGGTGGCGATGAAGTAGCCGAGCACGACGATGATGCTGACGACGACCGGCCCGGCGCTGCGGTCGAGGATCCGGCGGGCGTCCTGCACATCGAGGGTGCGCAGGCGCAGTTCCTCGAGCTCCAGCTGGCGCATCTCGACGCGGAATTTCTGGATGGCCTCCGGGTTGCCGAGCAGCTGCTCGGCCACGTCTTCGAGCGGCGCGTCGGCCTTGGCGCCGACCACGCGCCGGGCCAGCGCCGCGACGGCGGCACCGGCCATCGGGTTGCCGCCGGTGGCGATGGTCGCGGCCGCGCCGGCCAGCGTCGGCGCCACATCGCGCGCCACGCCCAGCACCCGGTCCCAGGCGCTCATGCCCCACCCCCAATGGCTGGCACGACGACCAGGGCGATCAGCAGCAGCGTCGCGGCGAGCAGCAGCAGCACGCACATCGGACACTGCTGGTTCGGGTCGCGGAAGCTCATGGGTACTGCACCTGATACGGCACGATGCGCAGCTCGAAGGCGCGGCGCGGACCCAGGGCGCGGAAAAACGCGCTCATGGCCGCGCGCGAGCTGACCACAGACCACTGGCCATCGAGGCAGCCGAGCGACAGGCCCGGGGCGATGCAGCCCTCGAGCTCGTCCATGGTGTTCGCGGGATGGAACAGGATGTGCGACCGTCCCGGCACGTCGGTCACCTCGAACGTGTCGCCGAAGCGCGGCGACATCACTCGGCGGCAGGTGTACAGGCCCTCCGGGAT